ATTAACTCAGGCATTGGTTAACTCCTGAAATCATACGAGCCTTGCCAGCTTTTAGCTTTTTTTCTACGTTTCTGCCTCAACGCTTCCCTGCGACCGGCTACCGTTCTCATATCTCTACTTTTTTCACTTAATTTAACTTTCATAGTCTTGAAAGGTTTATCTTCAAGAGTCAAAGCATCTGCTATTGGCCTATCGCCATGTGTTTTCTTAGCGGCACTACTTTCTTCCACCAAACAAGCAGGGCCAACACTACCATCATCGAAGTAAATGTAAGATTTAGCTTCTTCAAGTGCTAACACAGAGTGGTTAATGTAACCGCCGTGAGCCAACATTCTATCATATAAATTGAGCAGATCCCATTTTGACTTAGAATTAGAATGCCAGCCATATTTCTTGGTTTTTTTATCTCTGATAAGGCCGACTTTAATATCACGATAATAATATTTATAATGAAATATTTTAACAATTAGTTTACCAAAATCAAAACCAGGATCTCCATTCATCTCCCATTTTATAAACGGTAATCCTTTTCTGCCGCCAACCCAAACGCATAAAGCCATTGCTATTCGAGCCATTTCGTAAGGTGGGGTATTAGCATCGGCCCACTCACCTACTTTTTCACCAGTTTGTCTATTTTTAATCGAGGCTACTGAATTGGACGCACCTTGGCCTTTGCTCAGATCGAAACCAATTACATAATCGTAATGCTGATCTAATCTTCCGTTTACCAAATTTACCCATATTTTCAAACTACCTTTGACCTTACGCTTGATGTCTACTTTTCCTGTTTCTTTCTTTTTCAGAATTACAGGTATATGATCATTGGCAACACCAGTTTTGAAATTAATATCCCAACATGATTTAGGTGGACGACCGAAAAGAGCTATATGTTTCTCAATATTAGACACAGTGAAGAATGTCGAACCAGCTTCGAGATCATCAGCATCAATTTCTCTTGCCATTTCTGCCGGGGATCGACTTTTTTCTTCCTCATTATACCATTTAGATCTTATCTTCCAACCACCAGTAGCTTTAACCTGTTCTACATATCTGGTTTTACCTTTATCTGGGTGGTCCCACCACATTAACGGAAACACTATAATTGTACCATCATTCTTCCATTTACTATATTCAGTTCCGGGACCAGAAACAGTAGAATTAACTATACGCATAAGAGCCGCATCACGTGTAGCACTACGCATAAGTTTGCCATTTCTAACTTTGGAAAACTCATCAAGTAATGCCACTAATCGCCTATCACCCGATGCCGCATGTTCAGTAGTAGATTCACCATCAATACAACTTCCATTAAGTTCATTCATTAAGTGCATCTTGGTACGATTTTTCTGACCGTGCAAACAATGCGGGGGTAACATCCATTTAGGCAACCATTGATTAATATAATCATGTTTCTGAAATAATGCTTTCATATTCCCGGCCATATCTACGTATGGTTCAGTTCTCGATAATTCAAGAAGTTGTGAACCAGGCCTGAACAACCATAACCAATGTAAAAAGATAGTACACATCCAGCTTGCACCCATATCACGCGATTTATTAATCAGGATGTCTTTAGCATTAGCAAGATGCCAAACAAGTCGCTCAAATAAAATATCTTGTATTTCCCAAGAGATAAATGGTTGATGTACGACATCAGAAACATAACGCATACCAGTATCAGGATTAACATCAAACTGATGAAAAGTCCAGATAAAAGCATTCACCCAATAAAGAAGAGATTCCGAACAAGCAGTCATCAAATCCTGTTGCATCCCTTTATCATCTTCTGCTGCGTGTAATACTTTAGATCGGTAATCCAAATTTTTATCCAGTAACTTAGGCACTTCAAGACCAGTAAATTCACATTTCCACAATGGTCGTATATTCGGGAATGGTTCCGAAAGTTTGGGCCTAAGTTGTTGTTCTACTTCTGTCAACATTATTTAATCTTTAGTGAACTCTTTTTAGCTATTGCATTAAGTTGTGATTTACCCTGTTCAGTCACTTTATCTGCAACTGATGGTTTACTATCATCTTCCTTTATTCCTATAGTAGCAGGTTTCCCCTCCACACGATCAATAACCTCTTTAATAAGGTTTCTATCAGATGAATGCACAATTTCTCTCGTTCCAGTTTTAATACCGAGTTCATTATATGAATCTATAGTTTCTGTATAACCAAGAGCAGATGCTACCATCTGTCGAGCAAGAGCCTCACCTTTAGTGATGAGAACTTCCTTACCCTTTATCGTAGTCCGAACATCCTTCTCCTTGAGAATCTTATTGAGGTGCCCGGTTAATAGTTTCGATACCTTATCTTTTTTTGCCATGCCGTTTGGTATAATTGCTTATGTCTTTTTTGGTGGGAAGATTCTTTCTTTTGGTTTCTGCAAATTCCTTCAACTGTTGCTCAGTCATTTTTGTTTTTGTTTTCTTCCCTGCCCGTTTACGAGCTAATTCTGCTCCAAAAAACATTTGTTGTTTTTTACTCACTGCTGGCATTATTCCACCTTATCCATATTTATTTTTGCTAATGCTTCACGCATAACGATCTCTACAAGTTTGGCCGGGGTCACAATACTGAAATTGTCACATCCACATATACCACCGATCAGGATACCAATACATTCACCATCCATATTCACAACCGGTGAACCACTATTACCCGGATATGAAGCTGCATCAACATGTATAACTAATTTAGTACCAAAAAACAACTCATCTCGATTAGGTAACGATACCACACCTTTTGTCAAAGTTACACCGTTATTCAATCCCCAAGGGTATCCGAGTATAATAAGATCTTCACCTGTTTCAATTTCTGTATCAAACTTAAAATAAGGAAAATCATCGGTGAACTTATCTCGTAATTTAATAAATCCAACATCACAAGTATCCAAGTTTTCCATGTGAACAAAATCAGCTATGGCCCGCGTCTCATCCTGAAACATCACTTCAAAAAAATCGGTATCCTCAACTACATGTCCGGCTGTTGCTATCAGGCCATCAGCACTCACAAAAAATCCTGAACCTTGCCACTTCAGTCCATACTCATCCAAGGCACCGATCCACACAACGGCAGGTGATACTTTGTCATACAATCTCGATAAACTCACTTGTTGTATGACAACAGGTAAATCATTAATCTGTTGTTGTAATCGTAAACCACCAACTGCAAGTGCACATATAACTAAAGCTATTAAGATTCGCTTGAACATTTTTCCCTCCTTATTCTGCAAGTTTTCTCAAGTAAGCCTTTTTACCGGATTCATCACATTCAAAATACAATGTAGTTTTATCAATCGGCATACGGAAAATATGTGTAACACCAGCATGAAATATCCATTCAATATTAGCTGCTGTAGATGTTTCTCCTGTGATACTTGCAAACATAACTTTTCCTGCTGTTGCTATAAAAGTTATAGCATACATTTGACCGGCTACTAATGTTTGCGTATAATCTTCACCAGATGTAGTCATTGTTACTGTTATGCCTGATGCAGCTACAGGATCAACACAGTGTGGATGGGCCGGTATCCGATTCCCACTGTTGTCGTTTGAATATGTGTCGCTCATCATATCTCCTCTTTATATTGTATCATCTATTCGTGCAAGTCTACCAATCGTACCAGCAGTGTCACTACCATAATGAAGCGTAATAACCCCCGTTGGTATTTCGATTCCTACTGATCCGGCAGGACCAATAGCCCAAATAATATTTGCATCTGTGGTAATATCAGCAACGCCAAGATAAATTAAACCTGTAGCATCTGCTGTTATTACATATCGTGCTCCTGCTACAACTGTAAGTGTGTAATCTGTATCAGATGCCGTACATGTTAATTTTTGTCCACTTCCGGCTACCATACGATCAGTATCAACTGCTGGATTAATTCTATGCCCATTTTGATTTGATATATATGTGTCGCTCATTTTACCTTCTCATGCTATGTGATTTTCTTCTGCCACTTGTTCTAATTATCGCCATTGTCCCCAAAGCATACAAAGCATCAATTTCTTTCTGCGACAATGCTGTATCATAAATTCTTACATCATCAATATGTCCAGTAAATTTAGTGCTGGCCATTGTATGACCAGCAGCTATACTGGTTACATCAAAATCAGCATCGGAAGCACCAAGATCTTTTGTACCTTGAGACACAGCATCTAAAAATAACTCCATAGTATTAGTTGTTCCAATAAGAGTGAAAAACCTCCACCTATCATAGAAATCTGTATCATCTGTCCATTCAACTGTGATAGACTGGTTAGTAAAAAATGCGACTTTGCCACCGTTCAAAATATAAAATTGATTATTTATATCAGAAACATCACCGATTAATTGACTATCAAATGTTGCTGTAGGACTTTCTACCAATGATTTAGCCCACAAAGTAATGGTCCAATCAGGAGTAAGATTAATTGTACTTGCAAGAAGGATATACTCTCTCGCAAAACGCAAAGCGGTAGCTATTCTTCCTGAAACAATCCTATCTTCAGTATTTGCTCCTTGGTAGGCACCATTGTTACCACCAACAGAATCAACTACAACATTGTCGGCGGCACTATCATCCAAAGTCCAATGATTGACCAAAGTCATTTATATTTCCCTTTTTATTTTATCAATGGATATTATTTTGAACACATAATCATGACGATTATGCTGGGCATTCTGCACACTTTTTATAATCTGAACCAATTTAATCTTACCCTCAAACTCAAACTCAGCATCAACATCAGTATCAGCGAATGTCGTTTCTGTAACTTCTGGTCTGTTGTCATCTCGAATGATCA